TTTCCAGTATGTGTATGCAAATACTACAGTCAATTTATGGTAATTATCTGATGACCAGTCCAAATCTAATTGATTAACGGAAATTGGATATGCATCAAAAAGTGTAATTGTATATGAAGGTTCGTTTGTTAAATCATATTGAATTACATCAATGGATACTGAATAATTTTGTTTATATTCAAAATTGTAATTATTAGTTGGACTTATAATATCCATCCAAGAATCAAAGAATTTTCTTTCATTCATATTTCCTGAAACTATAAATGTCATTTCTACATCATTATACAATGTTTCATATGGATACTTTTCTACAGGATTTGACCCAAATTTTTGTTCTATAGTAGAAAATGATCTACTTGGTAATTGTGTAGATTCACACCGAAGTGATAATCGATCACTTTGAATGCCTAAATCATTTAATTTGTTTTTAAGTGCATCTGTTACTGGAATTAAAACATCAAATCTATTTGGTCTAGCCAATTCGGTTACAAAACTGGCTCTAAAATCGTTTATTGAACCTGGCATTTATGATCCTTTTATTTCGTTTACCGAATCTTCCCAAACTTCTTTTGGTTGAGCTTTCTTAAATTGGTGAATTGGTAAGTGCGTGGCCACTTCCCACTCATTTGGCTTTACTTCTAACAATCTTGACCTAATGTGAGAGAAAAGATAGCGTTTTAAGCACGGACTGAACTCTTTAAAACGTCTTGTAGCGTTTAAAATGTCATAGGTGACTCTTACCCTCTTAATTTCATTCTCTGCGCTGTATACTGCGTATTGCATCAATTTCTTCAAGAACGTCACTCTGTATTTAATTGGCAAGTAATGAAGATTCAGTCCAAGATAACCATCTGGATATTTCTCAAGTACAATAACCAAAGGAAATCTGTCGTAATACGGTAAATCTGCTTTTGTCTTTGGATCATAATAGAAAAAATACATTTGACCAATTTTATATTGGGTTGTATTTCTACTTTCTTCTTTTGATATAGATGAAGCAATATTAGACAAACGTTTTAGTTCATTTATCTTATCCTGCATCCAACGATAAGAACCACGAGTTAATAACTCTGGTTTTTCCTCGGTCTTTTGTTCTGCTATTTTTGTTAATTGTGATTTCATATAATTATTTATGCCAGTCCTAAATCATCTTCAGTTATAACTCGAAAATACCAACCTCGGTCTAAGCAATATTCTTCAGCGGCTTTCCATTTAGCCTGATTGACACCATATGTCATGACTTCAGTGATGAACCTACGAGTTTTTCTCGTAGGTTGAACTGGTGGAATTGTTTGGTATTTTGGTTTAACTTCAATCAACATTGTTTTTGTTTTTCCATCTTTTGTTTTTACTTTAACAAGAAAATCGGGGAAATATCGATGATACTTTCCATCTACAGGTGATACATATGGGATTATTAGCTCCTCACTTGCCCAAGAAATTATACTATCCTCGTTATCCAACCACGACATCATTTTACACTCCCATGACGAACGATAGATGATCTTTGTGTGATCTCCTATATATTTTTGTGGATTTCTTGGAGTAAATTTGCCTGAATATGCCATATAAATATATATACGTCAATTAAAAAGAGAGTTTTGAATGGCAACCGCTTTAAGTATAACAGGTGTAGATATATCGGGTCAACCATACGGTATTTCGGAATTGGGTAGCGGACCGCTGTCTTCTCTTTTTAATACAAATGCAACAAATAGTTATTATAGATATCCTGCCGATTTGGGAGCAACACAATATAATAATTCAAAAAATCATTGGGTTACTTTTTCTATATATGACGTAGCACCCGCAGGATATCAAAGTTCTTTAGGATATGGTCTTTCTGGTGCAGTAACTGACGCAGTGGCACTCTCGGCAGCAGGTGCTGTTATTGGTGCCGCGGGAGTGGGGGCATCACTAGCATCGGGACAATCTGTTAAAACTGCTTTAGTAAATTCTGCCGTAAATGTTGGTACTACTGCTATAGCCGCGGGTGCAACAAATACTGCTTTAGGTGTTGGGATTAATATCACTGCACCAATTTCTAAAATTTCAACAACAATATCGTTATATATGCCAGAAACCTTGGCCGCGGATTACAATTCTCACTATGATGAAATGAATTTAAGTTCAGATTTGGGTCCTACAGTTTCTACTTTGAGAGGTATTGCTAATGCAGGGGATGCAGCAATAGATAATTTAACAAATTTGGCGACAGGATCAATTGGAAATGAAACTAGCAGTATGCCTGGCGTTTTAGCGGCAGCACAAAATTTAGGAACTATTGGTGGAGTAAATATTACAAATGTTTCAACTTTAATGTTGAAAGCACAAGGGTTATCTATAAATCCTCAAGTTCAAATGGTTTATCGTGGAACTGGTTTAAGAGAATTTCAATTATCATTTACTTTTACACCAAAATCACGAGAAGAAGCATTAATGGTAAATAGTATAATTCAACAATTTAGATTTTATTCTTCACCGACACTTTCAAATGCAGGCCAAGGAACAACAGGACAAACAAGTTTATTTTTAGTTCCTCCATCACAATTTGGAATTCAATTTTATGTAAATGGTGAAGAAAGTTCAATACTTCCAAAATATGGTAATTGTGTTCTAACTTCAATGAATGTTAATGATGCACCAAATGGTTTTGCTGCATTTACAGACGGCTCCATGGTTCAAAGAACTTTAATTTTAAACTTTAAAGAACTTGATATTCTCACCAGAGACTATTTTTCAGGAAGAGGTGTGTCATCATCAACTGGTGAGATTGAGGATAGAAGATAATGAAATATTTTAATTCATTTCAAAAAGTTATTACAACAGATTATAATAATAATGCTATTTTATTAACTAATCTGATGCAAAGAGTTGAAGTTATTCCTTCTCTTTTACAGAATCCATTAGTATTTTATAGTTATGATGTACAAGAAAGTGATACCCCAGAAATTGTTGCAGACAAATACTATGGTGATCCTTATAGATATTGGTTAGTTCTTTTTGCTAATCAAATTACAGACCCACAATGGCAATGGCCATTAACATCACAACAATTTAGTTTATATCTAAATGATAAGTATTCTGCGGCTGCGGGTAACACTTCTGTTCTTTCGTATACTCAAGGTACAATATCTCAGTATAATAAAACAATTACAACAACAGATAGTATAACATCAAATACAACTTCAGTCACACTTATAATTGATCAGCCTACTTATTTGGCAACACAAACTGGAACAACTACACAAACATTTTCTGACGGTAGTTCAGTAACAGAAACTATTTCAAAAAATATTCTTAGTATATATGACTATGAAACTCAATTAAATGAATCAAAAAGAAATATACAACTTATTAATAAAAAATATGCTAGTGATTTTGAAAAACAATTAGTTTCTTTATTAGGTATGTAAATTGGCTTCTTCTACTGGTATTAAAAATCCAAAAGACTATGTTTTGAGTAATTTACTATTACTTACTTCTGTATCTACGTTTGATTTGACACCTATGATGATTGAAATATCATATACGGAAGATATATTTGATAACGCTTGTTACGGGTATGTGATGGTAGCTGAGGCTACTGGGTACATTGAAACCCTAGCAATATCAGGTAATGAATTTCTCAGATTGACATTTAGTAAGACTGGTGAAACTACAAATCAAATTGATAAAGTTTTCCGTGTTTACAAGGTAGCAAATAGAAAACTAGAAGGAACAATGTATAAAGAATCTTATTCTCTTTATTTTTGTTCCGAAGAATTGATGCTATCTTCACAATATAAAATATCTAAATCCTATAAAAATTATGCTGTTTCAGATATTGTAAATGATATATTAAACACATATCTACAAATACCATCTAATAAAACTGGTATAATAGAAACGACATATGGGAAATATGATTTTGTGTTACCTACGATATCTCCATTTGATGCAATCAATTGGTTAACAAACTACGCTAGAACAAATCCAACTAACGGTGCTGGTTCGGATATTTTGTTTTTTGAAGATAAATTTGGATATAATTTCAGATCACTTCAAACATTGATGAGACAACCATCATACTATACTTATTATTATAAACCTAAAAATATCAATTCACAAGATTTAAATTCTGATATGTATAATGTTACAACATATGAAATTTTAGATTCATTTGATACTTTAGATGGTGTTGCTTCTGGTGTATTTGCAAATCAATTAATATCTGCTAACCCTTTAACTAGAACAAGAATAGCAACAAATTTTGATTATAATCTTTACAGTGGTGGTCTTGCAGGACAATCAGGATCAGGTAGTATGTTGACAAACCCAACGTTTGGTAATCCACCAGTTGCTGTTCCACAAACAACAACGCAAGGTAAACTATTAAATGGATTCCCTATTATCAATAACTTTACTAATAGAAACGGTGATGCACTTACACAAACACCTCAAGCATTAGTTAAGTTAATATTTTCTAATACTAATTCTAATCAAAACTCTTATATTGCACAAGGTCCTCCAAACGCTGGTGGTAATGATGTTTTTGCTGAGACTTATGTACCTTATAGAACCGCTCAATTGAGCTTGGCTAACTATACAAGGGTAAGAATATCTGTTCCTGGTGACCCTGGACTTACGATAGGGCGTGTATTGACATTTAATCTTTTATCGAGATCACCAAATAGTACAGAACTAGATAAATATTACTCTGGAAACTACTTTATTACTGGTGTAAGACATCTTATTGGATTGACAGAATATAAAACAATTCTAGAAATCACAAAAGAAAGTTCTCCAACACAATATCCAAGCACAGATAATAGTTCATCGTTATTTAAGAATACAGTTAAGGGAATTATATAATGACTAAAGTGGTGAATAACTTTGCAGGTCTAAATGGCTTTGTTTGGTGGATGGGTGAAATTATAAATCGTGTTGATCCATTAGGTCTGGGTAGATGCCAAGTTCGTATCTTTGGATGGTATGGTGATTCTATACAAGATGAGGATCTTCCTTGGTCTGTCGCTATGTATCCAATTAACAATTCAAAAGACTTCCAAGCACCCGCTGTAGGAGAATGGGTTGTTGGATTCTTTTTAGATGGGGAATCTGGTCAGTTTCCTGTGATGATGGGTGTTTTGCCTGGAGTCAGTCAAGTAAATACTGGTATAGACCCAAACAGCAAAACGGTTTCATCATCAGTTAGTAACCCATACACAAGTTAAGGATATAATATGGCAACAATAGTTAATGCTGCAAATACACAAACAAATTCAAGTAGTTATGACAGTCTGTACGAACCGGTATACCCCACAGTTAGAAATATTGGGGACGGTACTGTTATTGGTGATGCAACGATTCCTAAATTGACCAGAGGAATAACAGAAAATACAGGCATTGCTTTCTCCAATTCAAATGTTTTTCATATATGTGAACCTTTTGGTATGACGGCAACAAAAAATACATCGAGATATATATTAGATGCTAACAACAATGTGGTTAAGTATCCGACAGTTGGATTAGGTGTTCCTGTACTTAAGATGAATATATTATTGAAAAGTGCAACAGTTCAACAAATTATTTCTGCCATTAGAAGTGCAATAGAAAATGCTTTAGGCACAGTAAGCCCAATTCTACAAGCGATTAAAGCTGCTGGTACTTATATTGCTAATATATTAAAAACTGTAAATTACATTTTGAAAATTTACAATCAAGTTGTTGCTACTATAATTATTGTCGAACAATATATTAATACCATAATTAATTTTATTGCTTCTCTTCCTTTAGTAATAGCAAACGCTTTAGCTGAATGTGTCACTTTACTTTCTAATGCGTTATCTGGCGCATTAACTGGATCATTAAATATAAACACTGGTGGTCTATTGGCACAAGCACAGCAGTTATCAACAAATATAGCAACAGCAGTTTCGTACACAAATCAAGCCGCATCGGGTGCTACTAGTATTGCAAATAATCTATCATCTTTGGGTGGTAATTTAAGCAATAATGTCACATTAGCCGTATCGACTGTACAAAATACATTGACAAATGCAAAAACATCTTATACACCAACCGTTTTAGTTAAGGTAGTTTAATAATGATTCAAGCGCCAGCAGGAAGTATATGGTACACGGAACAAATTGAAATAGGCACATATCCGTTCATTAATGTAAAACAAAGTGAATCTGGACATTTCCTATTGATGGATGATACACCGAGTAAGGAACAGGTAATTTTACAACACGGTAAAACTGGAACATTCATTCATATGAAACCAAATGGTGATTATGAACAAAGAATTTATGGAAATAATTTTTCAATTGTTGTAAATGATCAAAACGTAGTAATACAAGGAATATGCAATATCGAAGTGCATAGTGATTCTAAATTACATGTATATGGAGATTCAAACATACAAGTAGACGGCTCTTTGTATGCCACAGCAGGTGCAGATAGTTATTTACATGTTGACGGCGATTTAGATGTATCTTCAACTGGTGGTGTTACTATTTCCGCTGGTGGTGTTGTTCCGGGTGTCTCTAGTGATATCACTCTAGTCACAGGTGGAGTAGTTAATGTAAAAGGTGACTTAAATGTAAGTGGCACAATTAACGGCGGGTCGATCTCTTCTCAGTCTGGTATAACCGCAGTGGGTAAAGTATTTGGTACTGGTGGGTTAGAGACTCTTGGTGGTGCTAATATAGGATTTTCAACACCAGGACAAATAATAGCTCCTGGTGTGGCAACCGCAACCGTTAGTGCATCTGCTCCGCTAACGACATCTTCAGTGCATCAAGGTGGTGTGGTTTCTGATATATTTGGACCAACTTCTATTATGCGATTATTTGACGCAATTCATGATCACGTTGCACCGTCTGGTGGTGGTCTTACCTCTCCTGCACCACAAAGTGCGTATTAAATTAGGATTTTATAATGGGTGTTTTTAATAATTTTAATTATAGTTTTAACAATTCAAGATTTGGATCATTAATAAACATATCTTCCGATCAAGCAAATACTTTAAATTTAGTATCAAATAATACCAATTTTTCCGCTTGGCAAATTAGTGACCTTGCTAATGGTTCTATTATAAGAACTAATTATTTTCAAAATCCGACAATGACATATTGTACACAAATGTCACCAAATCTAATTTCAATAAGTGCTACTGCACAATATATGTCTAATAGCAACACCTCTGGATCTTCACCTGCCGTAGCAAATGCGGCTGCTTATCTAGCAAACACAGCAAATGCATGTATCATTGAAGTTTCCAATTTTGGTTCACACACAAACAATATATCTGGAGTTTCGGCAAATTCCGGCAGTTATACAATTCCAACATATACAATGGTTATTGGTATGGGTTCTCAACTCACCATGTTATTGAATAAAACAGATGGTATAGCAAATTCAGTATCAACATTGGGATGCATGACTAGTTTGTTTATTAATGATATTTTAGCTTCAAATACAATAACGATCTCTAATTCAGCAAACACCATTATTTCCGGTAATACTGCTAATACATTAACGGCAAATGTAATTTATACCATCGCAAATAATATTGCTAACATACAAACCACTCTCTACAATAGTAGAATTCAAGACTGGAATTTCTATTCCACAGGAATGACAACTCTACAAAATTATATGTTTTTAAATAGTTTCAGTAATATGGGAAACACTCAAACAGGTCTCATCAATAATGTAATCGGCACAACTAGTTTAGTATCAAAAATATCAGCAAATTCTGCAAATAGTTCAAAATAACACGAATAAATAATACATGGCCACAAAATTAACTAAGATATATTCAGATTTAGACTTGACCTTTAACAAAGTTTCTGTTACGGGTGATGTCGCAATAAGATATGACGAACAGGCAGTTATTCGATCTGTGAGAAATCTTTTATTAACAAATACTTACGACAGATTGTTTCAGCCACAAATTGGTTCAAATGTAACAAAATTGCTATTTGAAAACATCGATCCACTGACCGCCTCATTACTACAAAACGAAATATCAAATACTATTAAAAATTTCGAACCGAGAGTTTCAATACAATCTATTGTTGTTCAACCAAACGAAGATCAAAATGCATACAATGTTTCGTTGACATTTTTTATAGGTAACAACACCTCTCCGACAGCGGTAAATCTATTATTACAAAGGTCCAGATAATGGCATCATCTAATACAAATATTCAAATTGCTGATTTAGATTTTAGTAGTATTAAGCAAAACTTTATTACATACCTTCAGTCGCAGGACACGTTCAAAGATTACAACTTTAGCGGCTCCGCTATGTCTGTTTTATTGGATATATTAGCATATAACACACAATATAATTCATTTTACTTAAATATGGTAGCGAATGAAATGTTCTTGGATTCTGCAACTCAAAGAGCATCAGTCGTTTCTCATGCAAAATTGCTGAATTACACACCAAAATCAGCAATAGCGCCGACAGCATTTATCAATTTTCAAGCAAATGGTGTAGCAAATAGTTCCTTTACTCTGCCAGCATATACAAATTTTATGTCTCAAGCGGTCGGTGGTGTAAACTATAATTTTGTAACAACAACATCATACACAGTAAACACAGCGAATAGTGTTGCTTCAATATCTAATGTACAATTAAAACAAGGCAATCCAACAACATATTCATATACTGTAAATAGTACAACTAATCCATCTTATACTTTCCAAATTCCAGATGGTAATATCGATACATCTACTTTACAAGTTACGGTTCAACAATCGTCATCTAATACAAGTTATACAGTATATCAACAAGCATCGAATTACTTAACCTTATCTAGTTCTTCTACGGTATATTTCCTACAAGAAAGCACATTAAGTGGTTATTATGAGATTTATTTTGGTGATGGTATATTAGGCAATGAATTATCAGATGGTAATATAATTTACATTTCTTATATCTCTACGAGTGGAACATCATCGACTGGCGCTAACAATTTTGTATTGATGGATTCGTTACAAGGTTTGACATCATACAATATCACACCGTTAATATCTGCATCGAACGGTTCAGAAAGAGAATCTATAGACTCTATTAAGTTTCAAGCACCAAAATCATATTCAGCACAAAATCGTGCAGTCACAAAAGATGATTATATTACTTTAATTCAACAAAACACTACCGGATTAACGTTTGATGCTGTAAACGTATGGGGTGGTGAGGAACAAGCGATTCCTGAATATGGTAAAATATTTGTTGCTGTTAAACCAACAGGCGCATACACATTAACGGATAATCAAAAATCTGTGATCATCAACGATATTATTGCTCCCGTTTCTGTGTTGACAGTTACTCCTGAAATTGTAGACGTAGATTATATCTATTTACTATTTAATGCAAGTGTTTTATACTATTCAAAAAATACTAATTTAACGTCAAGTCAAATTTCATCATTAGTTAATTCTGGCATCATCACATATTGCAATAACAATTTAAACACATTCAATTCAACATTAGTTATTGGTGGTCTAATAAACTATATTCAATCTTTAGATAATTCTATATACGCTGTTGATTTTGATTTATATTTACAAAAAAGAATTATACCGCAATTAAATGTAAAACAGACATACACAATAAATTTTAACAATCCACTCGAAATGGGTAGTGGAAGTGAATCGTTGCAAATCACACCTTCATTTTCTCAATATGATAGTTCTGGTAATTACTATCCGACTGTGTACTTTGAAGTTGCACCAGATTCAACTACAAATATAGATTCAATTACAGTCACTTCTGGTGGTTCAGGATACGTGAACCCTTCTGTTACCATATCAGGTGATGGTACGGGTGCTACTGCATCAGCAACCGTTGTCAATGGTGTCATCACTTCCATCACAGTCACTTCTGGTGGTTCTGGTTATACTCAAGCATCGATTGTGATCTCTGATATATCAGGTTCTGGTGCTGTTGCTGTTGCTGTAATTCGAGGCGATTATGCAAATCTCAGAACATATTATTATGTAAATGGTGTTAAAAATATCTTAACAAGTTACAGCGATACATCTAATGCGGGTACTGTAGATTTTTCTAACGGTGTAGTAACATTGAACAATTTTAATCCAGTTTCACTAAACAATACAGATGGCATTCTTCGTGTTACTGCATATTCTGCTAACAGAATTGTTTCTTCATCATATGATAAAATTATAACATTAGATTCAAATGATGCCTCTGCAATAACAGTCAATGTTACTACAAAATAATGTCATATATCAATAAAACATCATTACTAGTTCCTAGTCAATTACCCGCCTTTATTCGGGATGATCCTGACTACGAGAACTTTGTTTTATTCCTTCAGGCATACTATGAGTGGATGGAAATGTCTGGTAATGTGGTGTATGGTGCCAAGAACCTACCGAATTATTATGACATTGACACAACATTAACTGATTTTCTTCAATATTTCAAGAATGATTTTCTTCCTTTCTTTCCAGAAGGTTCGCTTGTAGACCAAGCAAAATTAACAAAAATAGCAAATCAGTTATACAAAACAAAAGGAACACCATCTTCTTATAAGTTTCTTTTTAGAGTTCTTTATAATTCAGATGTTCAATTATATAATGCAAAAGATTATATACTACGTGCATCTGACGGTAAATGGACAATCACAAAATTATTAAATCTCTACACTTCTGATCCAAGATGGCTATCGGTGATAAACTATAGAGTTTTTGGCGAGACATCGAAAGGATATGCAACAATTTCAAGTGTCAATATTAGTAATAATATAACACAGGTCACATTATCTGGTATAGATAGGAATTTCTCAACAGGTGAATATGTTCACGTTGTAGATAATCACAACACAACTGTATTGATCGATTCTGCAAATGTCAGAGCGCAGATTTTAGGTGTTGTTTCTTCTGTTACACCGGATTCAAATAATCCAGGCTCTAGTTATAATGTTGGTGATCCAGTTGTTTTTTACGGTGGATTAAATCCAGTAGTGTCTAATCCTATTGGTGCCTCAGGATACATCTCGTCAGTAACAAATGCAAGTATTACTAGCAGCACACCGATATATAAAGGTCAAGGTTATCGTCCGGGTAGTTTCACCGGAATTAACATCATTTCAGGTTCTGGAACAGGATCAAACGCAAATGCTTTAGTTACAACTTTTGATCCAACACCGTATTACGTCTATCTTGTACCTAATGATACTATTGCATCAAAAGCATCAATAAAAATTAATTCAGGGTCGTATAATTTTTCGAATTTGACCAATGCAAATGCAAACACTAAACTGGTAAATGCTTTAACATTTCCAATATTAAATACATTTGGTATTTCTGCAACGACAATTACTTCTGGTGGTTCTGGTTATGATGCAACAACAACAGCAAACGCTGTAGGTTATTATTTAACTGACATTTCTACATTAGAATCACTATCTTCAATGGGTATTCTTGGTTCGGTACAGATATCTTCTGGTGGTTTAAATTACCAATTAAATGATAAAATTTTATTTTCGGGTGGCTCAGGTTACGGTGCATATGCTAACGTGACTTCTGTTGCGGCTAATGGTGCAATTCAACAAATTTCGTACATTTCTGATCTTTCTGGTAATACAAAATACCCTTTAGGTGGTATGTCGTATCAAAACGGTTTACCTACTGTATCTGTCAACACAGCAACAGGTTCTGGTGCATCATTATACATACCTGGTCTTGTTGGTGGAGATGCAACATTCTCATTATCCTCAACATCTTACGGACAAGTAACAGGAATTACCTTAACTAATGTGGGTAAAGATTATGTTTCTACACCGAATGTATCATTACGTATAGAAGATTTATTAGTTGCAAATGTCGTTTTAAGTAATAGTCCAACAAAAGGTGATTTATTATATCAAGGCACTTTAGCAAATCAAACATTTTTTGCTAATGTAGATTCGATTTCTTACTATTCAGCAAATAATTATAACATAAGAGTGTATAATTATAATGGAACATTTAATAATAATGGATCGATCTATATCGCTAGGAGTGGTATGGATATAGGTGCAAACCTATCATTAGTTCAAACAACTAGTGGAATTTATACAACAGGCAGAAAAATTTACGGTAATGGATCAGCAAAAGCAACAGTAAATTTCAGTAATGGTGTTCAGTACGGAACAGGTTTTTATCAAAACTCAGATGGACAACCATCAGGTTATTCATTGCTGGAAAGTGAAAATTATAATAATTATGCATACATTCTGCAAGTAGAAAAAGCATTAGTGAATTACGCAAATACAGCATTATCATTTTTACATCCTGCTGGTATGAAATATAATGCATACAATTTATTAAAAAATAATGTTTCTTTCCACGGCTCAATGACTAGTGAAGAATTGTCTTTGAGTCCATTAGGTTATCTATTAAGCAATTATAATTATATTGCGAATGTTGCATCTGGTTCATCAAACACGATTAATTTTACAAATCTAAGCGGATCAAACATAGCAAACGTAATTTCTTCAAACTCATTCGTGACAATTTATACAAATGGAACACCATTTTACTCGAATGTGAAATCATTCACAGCAAATAGCATCACATTATACGACAATTGGGTAACTTCAGTACCAAATGTTGCTATTGCAACAGCAAGTGCTAATTCATCAATCATAAATATCAATAGTATAACAAATACATGGAATGTTGCAACAGGAAATACAATATCGTATTTTAGTGACTTTATGCACAATTACGATTCGGTTTCTTTCGATGGTGTAAATTATAAACAAATTGTTCATGTCGATCAACACGGTCTCGGAACAACAATTACTGTAAATGGTACATATTCATCTGCACAAACAGGATACCTATATTTCACACAAAATGTAAATTCTAGCAACGTTTGGGTTTCTGGAATCACGCAAGTCGTTGAAGTTGTTGATTTGTTGACAGAGAATGGTTCAATAATAATAACCGAAGATGGTAGAATACTTCTATTAGGATAACAAATGAGTTCAGTAAAAATTTCAGGCTTGACACCAAGTTACAATTTAAATGCAAATCCAGCACAGTCTTTGTTCGTAACAACAGACTTAGGTGCAAATAACACATTTAGCATTACAGGTCAAGCATTAGGCTCGACGCTTTATTCAAATAATTCGTTAATTGTTGGAACGGGTGCAACGTCTTTACCCAATTTAGTTGCTCAATTTACAGGCATTAACGGATCATATGTTCAAGTTAATGAACAAAATTTAAATGCGAACGGTACTGCTGATTATATTGTAACTGCTGACATAGGTAATGATATAAGTTATTATGTTGATTTGGGCATCACGAATTCGACATATGGTAATACCAATCCATACAATAGTTTAGGTACTGCAATCGAACCATTATCCGGATACCTTTATGTTCAGGGTAATCCATCAACAAACAAAAGTGGTAATTTGGTAATTGGCACAGTTCAAGCAGGAACAGAAACTAGATTCATTTCAGGTGGAATCAACACTGCGAATATTTTAGTTAAAATTAATGCATCAGGTTTAACAATATCTAATGGCGCAAATTTAATTACTAATGGCATAACAACACCGAAAGGATCGGGCGCAAATTTAATTATTGATCCTGATGGACTTGGAGATGTCATATTTCCACTATACACCGAGGTATTTGTTCAAAGTGCGGCTACAGCAAATTCAAATTCAACTGGCGCTTTGATAGTCACCGGTGGTGTCGGTGTTGGCGGTAATTTATATGCAACTGCTGTTTATTCTAACAATAGTTTAGTATTGACATCGGAACCCATAGCACAACTTGCATATAATCAAGCAAATACCGCAAATTCTATTGCCAATACAGCATTGCAAAATACAACAACAATTACCACTAATAGTAATTTGATTGTTCCCGGCACATTAACGGCTTTAGGTAATGTTGTTTCTCAAAATAGTTACATTCAATTCAATAATTCATCATTTAATCCAAGTAATGCATTTATACAAATAACAGCAAGCAATAACTATTCCACATTTGCACCATCTAATACAAATTACATGTTACAAATTACAGGAAAAGCAAACTCCACAACAAGAGTTGTTATTGATAGTTTTGGTCAAAATACGTATCCTGTAATTGTTGGGCGTATGGGTCGTGGTTCTGTAACTACACCTACAGCAGTTCAAGCAAATGATGTAATGATGCGTATCACTGGTAGCGGATATACCGGAACACAGTTTCCATCGTCTTCACCGACAAAAATTGATTTTGTAGCATCTGAAAATTTCAGCGACACCAATAGAGGAACACAGATTCAGTTTTGGAACACACCAATCGGATCAAATACTCTAACGCAAGTTGCAAGTTTCAATGCTTTATCTGTAACATTTTCTGGATATGTAAATCCACAAAAAGGATTTGTTTACACACCATTAGTTTATCCTGCAGCACAAACAGCAATAACAATTGATTTTGCAAACAATGCAGTAGTTCGTGCTCAAACCACGACAGGTTTAGTTGTCACACTTTCTAATTTGTTAGCGGGTAAAGAGGTTCTTCTTTGGGTCACAAACACATCAGGCACTAATCAAACATTTACACATGGTGTTACTGCATTAAATTCAACGGTTAATTCTAACACATACGCAGTACCATCAACATCAACAATTTTAGCGAGATATATGAGCATCGACGGAACTGCACAAAATACATTTGTTGCTGTTACACACGCTTAATAAATAGATCATGGCGAACACAGTTAACGGACTACTCACAACATATGCTTCAACTGTAGAGGTTGAACTAACATATTTTTTTGTAATCACTGCATCGGGATTTGTACCCAATGTAAATTCTACATCATATTTTTTCTTGGGCAAACCGGATCCTTGGCCCGATGATGTAAATATTCCTATACCCAATCAATCCCAGTCATACATCAAACAAACATTTAAACACATGTTTGCTGCGAAATTGCTAACAACATCAAATATGTGTCCTGTGGTTCCTAGAATTGATTGGACTTCGGGTAATGTTTACACGCCATATACAGATTATAATGATATGTTTACTATGGATTCTAATGGTATCATAACACAAAAATTTTATGTTCGAAACAACTATGATCAAATCTTTAAGTGTTTGTCTAATGCCAATGGCTCTGCTTCCACTATTCAACCAGTATTGCAAGCGGGTGTTTTAAATTCATCAAATACACTTTATCTTGCCGACGGTTACAAATGGATATATGTAACAACAATAGATAAAGGTCTGAAAAAGAACTTTTTCGATAACAATTGGATACCACTTTCTGTAGGAAATAACACGCCTAACCCGTTATTTACATCAAAAATGGGTTCTATTGACGCAATCAATGTAGTTTCTTCTGGAAATAGTTACTCCAACGGTTTTTCAACTACTGTGGTAACAATTACCGGTGACGGTGTTGGTGCAACCGGTTATGCTAATGTTACAAACAACATGGTTGTTGATGTGGTCATGACGAATACTGGAAATAATTACACCTATGCAAACGTGTCAATAGGACCAACAATTGGTTATTCTGGTTCTGGAGCAACTGCGAATGCTATTATTTCTCCGATTGGTGGTCACGGAATTGATCCAGTTTCCGAGTTAGGATGTAATCATATCATGGTTAGCGCAGAGTTTGATGGGGGTGAGAGTGGCAACGTACCGACTGATATATCATATCGACAATTAGGAATTGTTGTGAATCCAGCACTGATAGATGGAACAACTCCAACCTCTAACATATATAATACTAGTGACTTAGCAACAATATCTGTTGGTTCTGGTGCATTTTCGTCAGGAGAAACAGTCTATCAAGGTACTACACTAGGAACTGCGACATATACAGCAACAGTTTGTTCTTTTGATTCAACAAACAACGTAATTTCACTGATAAATACATATGGAACACCAACACTTAGTTCAGCAATTTATGGAAGTTCATCTGGTGCTTCAAGAGTATTGCTGCAATACAATAATACAAAATTCAGTGTCGGTTCTGGTTACATGATGTACTTTGAGAATAGACAACCAATACAAAGATCACCAAATGGTAACGAACAACTAAGACTTGTTTTAAAATTTTAAAAGATTTAGGAAAATATTTTAATGATCAATTACGCAACTTCGCCATATTTTGATGACTTTAGCCCAGACAAAAATTACCATCGTATTCTATTTAAACCCGGTCAAGCCGTTCAAGCAAGAGAATTGACACAATCTCAGACTATTTTACAAAATCAGATTTCTCAATTTGCTTCGTCGATATATTCACAAAATACACCAGTTTCGGGTGGTCAAGTAACGACAAACTTAAAATCACAATATATAAAACTAAATTATACTTATGGTGGAATTTCAGTTACGGCTGCAAACTTTTTAAATACTACAATAACAGATTCTACTGGAACTATCGTTGCTCGTGTTATTGCTACAGCCGAAGCAACGGGTAATGCTGTAACTGCTGGTGATCCACCAACATTAATAGTAACATATCTTTCTGGTGGAACATTCAGTGATGCAATGACTGTTTATATTAACAATGGTTCATCACTAACACCTTCCGCAACATCAATTGGTGTATCTGGTGGCACAACTTCGGTTGGAAATTCATCTGTTGCATCTATTTCTGCTGGTGTGTTTTATGTAATTACCGGTTCCAATCAAATCACGAGTTCTTCTGGTGCGGTAAATCAATATTCAATTGGTAATTTTGTTACAGTATTACCACAAACAGTCATCTTAGACAAATATGATAATGTTCCTTCGCTTCGTGTTGGTTTAAATATTGTAGAATCTACAGTGACCTATTCAACAGACAGTTCACTTCTTGATCCTGCTACAGGATCATCAAATTATCAAGCACCTGGTGCAGACAGATATCAAGTAACTCTATCATTACAAACTAGACCATTAACGTTGGGTAGTGATGACAGTTTTATCCAATTGCTAAAAATAAGCAATGGACAAATAATTAAACAAACAAATAATACAGTCTATTCTTCAATTGATGATTATTTTGCTAAACGCACATATGACACAAATGGTGACTTCATCGTTAATGCTTTCAATGTAACACCAACAAGTAATACAGCAAATAGTGCTGTTTATGATCTGAATATTGGTCCTGGTATTGCATATGTACGTGGATATCGAATCGAAAATCAATCACCAATTAAATTAACAAATACAAGAGCAAGAACTACAGTCACTCAAAATACAAATCCTGTTTTTGTGGATTATGGTAATTTTCTCTATGTCGATACAGTTAAAGGATTATTTGATGTAACAACATTGATGCCTATCGATTTGCATTGTGTGCCTTATGCAAATATAGCAAATGCGAATACAGTAGTCTACAATTCAACAAAAGTAGGCTCTGCCTATATGCGTGGTTTGGTTTACGATCACAACACAACAGATGCAAATACTCTATCTTATGTTTATCGTGCATATCTGACTGATATTTCTGCTAACACAATTTCTGCAAACGTAACATCTGCAACATCAACAACAATCACACTGACAGACACTACAGGCGTTTTCTGTAACGTAGCCAATGCATATACGGGTGTTACACTTTCAATTGATTCTGGTACATCTTCAGGTGATTCAAGAACAATTACGCAATATGTACCATCAACAAAGACATTCACTGTTAATAAATCATTCTCGATCACACCAGACACAACATCTAAAGTATCGTTGAAATTTTCATCAGTGAATGCTACATCAATTGCTAATACAAATTCTTTAGTGATTAATGCAAAAGCAAACATCAATACTCAAAGTAAAACAACTAGTCAAGTTGCTGGCACTTCGGTTACATCTACGAATATTCAAAATCCTGGAATACCGGAATTAATATTCAAGATTGGTAGTCCTTTCTTAGCAAGTATGAGTGGTTCTTTGTATTCATCTACTCAGGTTTTCAGAAATAAATCTTTCTCTAATGTTTCAGGTCAATCACAAATACAAATAACTTTACCTGTAGGTATACAGAACATTGTTGGTTTTGCTGGTGGTACTGGAACATTAGGTACTTCTGCCATAGAACAAAATTACACAATCGTTTGTACATCAAATGCTTCTTCGCCTACAGTTAATGTGGGCGATGTTATACCTTTTGTTTCAACTAATGGTCGTTCGATCAGTGTATCAACAGATAAAAATACATTGACACTGACAGCAGGTGATACAGTAAATATTACTACAGGTATGACAGTTTCAATTATTGCTAAAGTGAATGTAGTTAATGCTGATGACACAAATAGAATCGTTCGTGCTAAAAATCTAATAACGGGTAATACATCTTTTGTTTCAACTTCTGGACCAGATGGTATTGTTGCAAGTAACACATATGTTGATTTAACGAACGCACAAGTCTACATCACAAACGGCGGTCTGGTGACTCCAGGTACGGCACAATCATTATATGTAAATGACGTAAAACGTATTCGTAAAATTATCGATACTGGATCAGCCAACACAGCGGCATCAAATACAATGTTGTCAAATTCTTCTTATGATGTGACAACATATTACACATTCGATAATGGTCAACGTGACAATTCATATGAGCACGCAAGAATTACGTTAAAACCTGGTGCACCGCAAGCAAAAGGTAATCTATTAGTTATCTTCGATTACTACAAACACACAGGTGGTGATGGATACTTTACCGGCATGTCATACTTGTCACCTATCTCGACGAGTCCAGAAAACTACGGATCAATTCCAACATACACAGCACAAGATGGCAACATATATTCTCTGCGTGATTGCTTGGATTGGAGACCAGCACGTAAGAATGCAACAGCAACAAGAACATTTGAATATACTGGTAATCCTGCATCAGATGATACAGGCGTTTATTTACCCCAAGATTTAACATCATTTTATAGCAATTATGCTTATTATCTTGCTCGTAATGATTTGTTGATTTTGAGTAAAGATAAAAGTTTTCAAATTGTTAATGGCGTTCCATCAACAATACCAACTTCACCATCTGCACCAGACGGTTCTTTGGTTATATCTAACCTATTTAATGATCCATACACTGCATATATTCCTACGGAAGCACCTGCTGGTGTTCTTCCAAATCTTTCGTTGCAAGCAGTTCAGCATCAAAGATTTACTATGCAAGACATTTCCAATTTGCAAACACGAGTTAACAATATAGAATACTATACAAGTATTTCTATACTCGAACAAAACACTCAAGCATTGCAAGTTCCGGATTCTAATGGATTGAATCGTTTCAAGAATGGTATTCTTGTTGATGATTTTTCATCATTTGCAACTGTTGATACATCAAACTCAGATTTCAATGCGTCAATTGACACTGTTAATAAACAAATGTCTGCATCACAAACAGTTACAAATTATCCGTTGCAATCTTCAGTATTGTTAAATGGATATAATAACGTCAGCAATACTTCACTAACAAGCCTTGGTTTTGGTGTTAATACAGTTAATCAGCACACAAATATTTTTACATTACCTTATGTGAAATCACCAATTATCACACAACAATTGGCATCAAATACAGTTAATTTGAATCCATTCACCACACCGATCTTTGAGGGATCGATGACTGTTAATCCACCAATGGATAACTGGGTTGATAATACAAAGGCGCCCGATCTACTTTTAGTTGATCCAAATATGCAAGTGTATCAACAAAGTAATAACTTGAATATTTTAAGTGTTGGTAATTGGCAAACCGTACCTGGTTCCGAGTGGTCAACAAGTTATTCGCAATCAGTCATCAATCACGGTGCGTTTAACGGTCCGTTTGGATCCGTTGTTGGTTATTCAGTCAATTCAACACAAACTTATGTGAATCTGAGTCAAACTACGGTTTCTGGTTATTGGTCACAATTACCATCTACATACAACTCAACGAATGGTTACATCACAAATGTAGCAATTCAGCCGTACATTCGTGCTCAAGATTTAGTTGCTCGTGCAGGTTCATTAAAAGTGAATACACCACTAACAACATCATTTGATAGCACAATTGTTGATCCATACATCTCACTACCCACAGTTCTTGAATTAACTGGTGTGACTGGTTCATTTAACTCTGGTGATTTAATTGGTTACTTGTCATCAGGTAACTGGAATCTATTGGGTAAAGTTGTTGATGTATACAATTACGCAAATACATCTAATACACGTTTGTATACTTTTGTGTCTGCCGTTGGTATGACAGCAAATACTTTATCAACAATACAAAACGGTCAATTCGATTCAAATGGAAATTACTTAAGCACAACAGCATATGGTACACCACAATCAAATACAATTAACGGTGTAACATTAAACATGTCTGGTGGTGTGGTTTCTGCTAACAACGGAACATCATCGAACGTATCCGGTGGTGGTACTTACACGACCGGTGTAACACAAATTCAGTTAAGTCCGTTAGCATCAAATACAAATAATTTCTACACGGGTTCTGCAATTTCCGTTACATCAACGAACGGCACATCAACAACAACTTACACTGCAAATGTAACATCATATGTTGGTTCGACTAAAATTGCTACTTTAGATACTTCTATTGCAGTCTCTTCTGGCTACAACTCGACAGTAGGTTCTGCACTGACTTCTGTTTACCGTATGCGTGGTAATAAAAATTGGTCAAATAACACAAATTATCTAACAAGCATTTCTAATGGTGTTGCACCGCAAATTTCATCAAATGAAATTGGTAACTTTGCTGCTGTGTTTTCTATTCCGCCTTCAACATTCCAGAACGGTCAAAGACAGTTCCGTGTTGATAATAGAACAGTTTCTACAGATTCGACATCAGCAACAACATATGCTGTGGCAACATTCACTGCTTCTGGATTATCAACAACATCACAAGCATTGGATTTTGCACCCTCAATAGCATCTGCTAAAAACACTTTCTCATCGACTCAATACATACAAAATCAATTAGTTGCTTCATCATATTCGATTACACCGTATGATCCTGTTGCACAGACATTTATTGTAGATAAGAGCAATTATCCAAATGGTGTATTTTTAAGTTCTGTTAAGTTCTTTTTCCAATCGAAACCGACAACATCTAACGTACCAGTTAAATTGTCTATCGTTGGTACACTGAATGGATATCCAAACGGTCAAACACTAGACTATGCTATTGCTTCACTGACACCGGATAAAGTAAATGTCTCTTCGACACCGCATTATTTGGACTCCACATCATATACAGAATTTACATTTGATGCACCAGTCTTTATTCAATCCGGTAAACTATATTCGTTCATTTTACAATCAAATTCCACAGAGTATAATGTATATCTAGCATCACAAGGTGCTACCGCAATTTCTTCTTCTGTTAAGAATTTACCAACAGATGCAACACCATCTGTTATTACTAAAATTGGTACAACACCTTATGTTGGTTCTTTATTCTTATCACAAAATGCCATTACTTGGGTTGCCGATCCAACAAAATCATTGATGTTTGTTGTTAATCAAGCACTATTTGACACAACACAATCACCTAAGATTCAATTTGTTGTTCCTAAAAATCTACCAACAAGAAAATCATTATCCAATTTTGTAAACGGTACTGTTCAAGCAAACACAATTGTTAATTTAGATAACACATTATCATCGTCTAACATACTGTCAGATGCATATAATATCACGACAACAGATTTGTTACCAACATCTACTGCTATTAATTATACATATAATGCAACAGTTTCCTCAACAGGTGCTTATGCAGGGGAAACATCGACTGCACCGGGGCGTTTTGGTTCACCAAAATTAACAAATGTATTATTAAATGACAATAAAGGTGAAAGAGTTCTTGTAGCAAATTCAAACAATTCATTTATTGTTTATGCTTCGATGACATCTGCCGATTCAAACGTTTCACCAATGTTATCTGATGATGGATTAACTGTTTACAACGTTAAATATAATATCAATAACTTACCATTTTCTAATTCTCAAATCACATTAGTCTCTGGTGGTGCTGGTTACAACGTCAACACAACAACTGTTTCTGTGTCTGCACCAGATCAAACTGGTGGTGTACAGGCAACTGCTTCCGCAAACATTGCTAATGGTGTCATTCAATCTGTATATGTAACGTATGGTGGTTCTGGCTACCTATCAACACCAACAGTAACAATTACGGATGCAAATACGTCTCCTGGTACAGGTGCCTCATTATCTCTTGTTTCTGAGTATTCACCTAAAGGTGGAAATGCGGCAACTAAATATATCACCAAGAAAGTTGTTCTTGCTCCAGGCAATGATTCCGGCGATTTACGTGTATTCTTGGCAGGATACCGTCCGGTCGGTTCAAATATCATTGTGATGTATAAATTGTTAAGTTCAGCGGATAGTCAAACATTTGATTCTGGATCGTGGCAATTAATGACGCCAATGAGTAATTTCACATATTATTCTAAGAATTTTGGTGATACACAAGAAATTGAATATGCGCCAGGCATCAATAATATTGCAAATAATTATATTTCTTATACTTCAACAAATGGAACGACATATAAATCGTTCATTCAATTTGCAATAAAAATCATATTGATTACGTCAGACAATACGAATGCTCCTTATTTGACTGAAATGAGAGCAATCGCTTTACCATCGGGTACTGGTTTATAAGGAGTTTAAAATGTTTGTCAAAGTTACAGGAACTACTTTCGTAAGAGACACTGGATCAATGGGACTCAGTAATCTCGACAGTGCAGCAAAAGATGAATATTACAATAAAGTTCGTATGATGTCTTCTCAAAAAGAACAGATAAATACATTGAACGATGAAATTTCTAGCATTAAAAACGATATGAATGAAATCAAACAATTGCTACAACAACTATCTAAGACACAATAATGGCAAATCTAGTATCTTTACTTTCCTATAGTAATACGTTTGGAGATTTGGTTCTGACAATGAACCAACTCACACAGGAAATCGACAATCTCGGTAAATATAATTACACTAAAGATACTGGTTTATTGACATTAAACTCTCCGGGTACGGGTTTACAAGTCTCCAACAACTCATTGTTTACAGGTAATGTAGTAATCTCCGGTAGCGGCCAAGCGTTACAAGTTTCTCGTGATGCAATCATTTCTGGTAATTTAACTGTATCTGGTAATACTACCCTAAATCTGAATGAAATCGCTATTGGAAATATTTCATCAAACACAATGTATGCAAATTCTGCATCATTTTTGACTTTGAATGCAACAAATGCGTTGAGTGTGACGGGTAACACAACACTAACAATATTATCAGCAAATTCACTATCAGGTCAAGCAAACACACAAATAGCACAACAAATAAGTGATGCGGCAAATGCAGTTTCTTCACTATCACTAGCATTGTCAATCGCATTAGGTTAAATAGGAAAACAGCATGAGCAATCTATTCAAAAGTTATCCAAGCGCAAATATTTCAACAAATGGCACCGTAATATATACTGTACCTGCAATTGTTTCATCTGTTGGTATTGGTCTTGTTATTTCGAACAAAATTAATAGTCCGATTTCAGCAAATGTGACTGTCACAAGAACATCTAATACTTTTTATATCATTGCAAATGCTACGGTACCTGTTGGTGGTTCATTAGTTGTAGCAGGTGTTGATCAGAAATTAGTTCTTTTACCAAGTGATGTTGTAACCGTCACAACATCTGCAAATAGTGCATCTGATGTTTGGTTCAGCGTATTGGAAAATTCATAATCATGACTATTAGTTACATAGACTCAACAAGTATTGCTAATGTATCATCATTGATTCCAGCAGGAAGCATCACCAACTCGATGTTGGCGCCTGGTGCAGGCGGTACAACTTGGAATACACCACAAACGGCAAACTTTATTGCATATTCAGCAAATAGTTATCCCGTTAATACTAACACAGCATCGGGAAACGTATTCGCTACACTTACTGCAAGTCCTGGTATTGGTAATAATATCACATTTATTGATTATTCTCGTACATTTGCTACTAATAATTTTATTATTAATCCTAATGGCAATAAAATTAATGCTAATACGAGTAATGTGATTATTAATACAAATGGTGCAGCAGTCTCTTTAGTTTATATTGACTCAAACCAAGGTTGGGTTGCTTATTCCGGTTTCACCGTTTCACCTATTGGTAATTATTCGGTTAATTACCTTATTGTGGCTGGCGGTGGTGGTGGTGGTGGTGACGGCGGGGGAGGTGGCGGTGCAGGAGGTGTTTTAACAAGCACAACAGCTTTTTCTTCTGGGGCTAGTTACGCAATTACTGTTGGTGCTGGTGGTGCGGCTGGTACATCCACTACATCTGGCTCTGTCGGTATTAATTCGTCTATTTCTACAATTAATACTGCTTTAGGTGGCGGTTATGGCGGAGTGGGTGGCGGAAGCAATGCGGATGGCGGCGCTGGTGGGTCGGGCGGCGGTGGGGGTGGTTCTAATAGCGTTACTAGCAGGGTTGGCGGAGCAGGAACTTCAGGTCAAGGCTTTGCTGGCGGCACATCCACAACTGCTGCAAGTTATGGTTCAGGCGGTGGTGGCGGTGCTTCTGCCGTCGGTGTTAACGCTGTAACTTCAACTTCTGGCGGTGGCGGTGCTGGCGCATCAAATTCTATTTCTGGTTCTGCCGTAACTTATGCGGGTGGCGGAGGTGGCGGTGCTTATACCGGAGGAACGGCTGGTGCAGGTGGTTCTGGTGGCGGCGGTGCGGGCGGTGCAGCTAATACTATAGGAACAGCAGGTACAGCCAATACTGGTGGCGGAGGTGGTGGTGGTGGCGGTGGCACTGCCGCGGCAGGTGGCGCAGGCGGTTCAGGCATCGTAATCATCTCTTACCTCGGTCCACAGCGTGGAACAGGCGGTACGGTGACTTCTAGCGGTGGCTACACCATCCATACGTTTACATCGTCTGGCACTTATAACGCTTAATTTAACAACATAAATAGTTTTATATTAATTAAATTTTCAGGAGAAGTAATGTGAGTGTGACGCAAGATCAATTAAAAGATTTATTTGACTATAAAGATGGGAAGTTAATTAGAAAGAAGAATGGTAAATCTGCTGTGATTGCTATGGGTATGAAACGATATGAGAGGATTTCTGTTGATGGAAAAATACAGACGTTACATCGTATGATTTTTCTTTGGCATCATGGATATTTACCAAAAACCATAGATCATATCGATGGCGATAGATTAAATAATAAGATAGAGAATTTAAGAGAAGTTACACAACAACAGAATTGTTTAAATAGTAAACATAGATCAACAAGTAGATCCCCATATAAGAATGTTTTTTTACAGTCATCACCAAAAAATTCCGAATGGAAACAAAATTGGATAGTTAGTTTAATGGTAAATGGTAAAAGAAAGTATATTGGTTCATTTGAAGATTTGGAGTTAGCTGATCTCGTGGCAACTGAAGCACGAGATAAATATCATGGCATATATGCCAAACATTTTTAAGGAGAATTAAAATTTCACACTTCGCAAAAGTAGTTGACGGTAAAGTATCACAAGTTATTGTAGCGGAAGCAGAATTCTTTCAAACATTTGTGGATACAAGTCCTGGTTCTTGGATAAAAACATCCTACAATACGATTGCCAACACACACACGCAAGGCGGCACTCCGCTACGTGGTAACTATGCGGGTATTGGATACACATACGATTCGACGCATGATGTGTTTTATCCACCAAAACCATTCAACTCATGGGTACTCGATCAATCTACGTGGGTATGGAAAGCACCTGTTGAAATGCCCACAGACGGCAAAACATACACATGGGACGAAGCCACTACATCGTGGGTTGCAGTACCAACAGCGAATACTGCTAATACTAAATAATTTTAAACAGGTATAACACATGTCATATTTGGGGGCTAGTCCGACAACAGCATCATTTGTAATTGATACGTTTTCAGGTAATGGTTCGAACACAGCGTTTACAATGTCTGTTGCACCAGGAACTACTTCCGCAATGATTGTTGCTATCACTGGGGTCGTGCAGGATCCAAGCACAATGGGGGTTAACGGAACAACACTAACTTTTTCTCAAGCACCACCAGTCGGTACAAATAACATTTCCGTTCGTTATCTTGGCATTCCTGCATCTGGCGTGACAACCGCATCATACAGAACGTATACTGAATACACAGCAACATCTGGTCAAACAACATTCACAGTACCTTCATATACAGCAGGTTTCATAAACATATACAGAAATGGTGTATTACTAAGTATAACTGATTACACAGCAACGTCTGGTGTCACAGTTATATTAAACACTGGTGCAAACTTAAACGATGTTATTCAGGTTGAGAGTTTTTATCTCTCTTCAATTGTTAATGCAATTCCTGCGGCACCTGCTTCCATTATTGGTGCTTATATTGCCAATAACACAATCACTGCGGCGCAAATTGCTCCTGGTGTTATTGTTCCAGGCACAACATGGCAAACAGTTCAAAATACATCATTTCTTGCATACTCTAGCAATAGTTATTTTGTTAATACTAATACTGCGTCTGGTAATGTCACTGCAACACTGCCGTCGAGTCCATCGACAGGAAACACCGTTACCTTTATTGATTATTCTCGTACATTTGCTACAAATAATTTTATCATTTTTCCCAACGGTTCAAAGATCAATGCTAATTCTTCTAATGTTACCATAAACACAAATGGTGCAGCAGTCTCTCTAGTCTATGCGGACTCCAATCAAGGATGGGTTGCTTATTCCGGTTTCACCGTTTCACCTATTGGTAATTATTTTGTTAATTACCTTGTTGTGGCGGGTGGAGGCAGCGGCGGCGCAGGGTCAGGAGCATACAACAGCGCAGGAGCTGGTGGGGCTGGTGGGTTATTAAGCGGCTCTTACACAGTTTCTCCAGGAACTTTTTACACAATTACTGTAGGAGCCGGTGGTGCTTCTGTTACGGGTTCAAACAGTGGTGGAAATAATGGTTCAAATTCTGGTTTTGGAGTTTTTGCAACTGCCTTAGGCGGTGGTGCTGGCGGAGTATCTACAGGTGCAAGCGGTGGGTCGGGAGGCGGTGGCGGAACGACTGCGGTTGGCGGGTCAGGAACGGTTGGTCAAGGTAATGCAGGCGGAACAGCAGGAGCAAACCCATACGGTAATGGTGGCGGTGGCGGCGGTGCTGGTGCTGCGGGTTCAACGATTAATGGTGGCAATGGAGCTGCTTCAACCATTAGCGGAACGTCAGTAACTTATGCTGGTGGAGGTAGCGCCCCCGGCGGTACTCCCGGTACTGGCGGTGGCGGAGCAGGCACTGCAACACAAAGTGGTACAGCAACTAGCGGAACAGTAAACACCGGCGGTGGTGGTGGCGCTTATGATTATATTACTGGCGGAACAACGTATTCAGGCACATCTGGAGCAGGCGGCTCAGGTATCGTAATCATCTCCTACCTCGGTCCACAACGTGGCACAGGCGGTACAGTGACTAGCTCAGGTGGATATACGATTCACACTTTCACTTCGTCTGGCACTTATAACGCTTAAGGATCAACCATGTCATATCTAGGAAATTCACCGTTATCACAAAGTTTTACACCAGGCATAGACTACTTCTCAGGCAATGGTGCAACTACATCTTTTACTTTATCTAGACAAACTTTTTCTGTTAATGACGTTGAGGTTGTTGTTGCTAATGTTGTGCAGAATCCTTCTTCTGCTTACACAGTTAATTACTCAGCAGGTACGATCACATTTACTTCTGCACCACCAGTGGGTACTAATAACATATATGTTCGTTATTTTAATAGATTAACGCAGACTATTGCACCTTCAGCAGGTACAGTTACTTCAAATACTATTCAAGCAGGTGCAGTCGGAACTCTACAAATTGCAAACAATGCGGTAACAACAGCGCAATTAGCAAATAACATATCAACAACAGGAAAGTCTATTGCTGTGGCAATAGTATTCGGAGGTTAATTAGAAATGTCCACACCCAATATTGTTAACGTAACAACTATCAACGGTAATACAGCAGTATTATCGATAAGCACAACACCAACAGCTATTGCGAATAATCAACCTTCAAGTAATCAAGTGTTTAAAATTAACGCACTTTATATTTCCAATCAGACATCAAATACTGCAAGCGTTAATGTTGAAATTTATCGTGCTGCTGTCGCATACCCAATTGCATCTTATGTTAATGTGCCAAACAATTCTGTACTCGACGTTATTAGCAAAAGTATCTATCTATTAGAAAATGATGCTTTACGTCTGACATCAAGCAATAATAACACACTCACTGGAGTTTGCAGTTTTGAGGTAATTTCCTAATGAGACGTGGCAATGGTGGTATAATTGGGACACGCACACTCTCTACTGGAGGTGTTGCTGGAACTGCTAATGGTATCTGGTCATTATCAGAACAACAACAAGCAAAAAGTGCTAACGCATGGCCCTTACTACTTTATAATATATCGTACTTAGTAGTCGGTGGTGGTGGTGGTGGGGGTAGTAGTCAATTTACCTCCACTTATGGTAGCGGTGGGGGTGGTGGATCTGTGCTCACGGGTGCGCTTGTATTGGGTGTTGGTGTTTCTTATGGTGTAACAGTTGGTGGTGGTGGGTCATCTAGTGTATTTTCTACAATTACTGCATTACCAGGCAGTGGAGGTAGTCAAAGTGGTTCTAATAGTAATCAAGCCGGTGGTGCTGGTGGTGTTGGTGGTGGAAATGGTGGTACGGCATTTGCTGGTGGTGCTGGTGGTGCTGGTACTCAATCATCGATAACCGGAACCCCAACATATTATGGGGGTGGCGGCGGTGCTGCTGGATTGTCTAATAATGGTGCTGGTGGTGCTGGTGGTGGTGGATATGGCAATGGAAGTAATGGGACACCAAACACAGGTGGTGGTGGCGGTGGAAACGGTCCTGGTAATGATGGTATTGGATATGTAGCATCTGGTGGTTCGGGTGGTTCGGGTGTAGTTATTTTGTCTGTTCCAACAACTAAGTATTCCGGCGTATATACCGGATCGCCTGTGATTACGATTGTCGGAAGCAACACCGTACTTCAATTTAACTCTTCGGGGGCTTACACAGCATGACATTTGCAGCAAATCTAGCAAGTTTAGCGACTACATCAGCAAACGTAGCATCTTTTATACCACCATCATGGACAACAGCAGGTCGCCCATCAAATCCAGGAAATGGTCAAGTGGGGTGGAATAGTACGCTTGGTCAACTTGAAGTTTGGAATGGCGTTAGTTGGCAAGCTGTAGCAAGTCAAACTTATTTAGTAAACTATTTAACTGTTGCTGGAGGTGGTGGTGGTGGCGGTTCCGGTCAAGGCGGCGGCGGCGGGGCTGGTGGTTTTTTGACTGGATCAAGCGTATCTGTTTCTCCCGGTACTGCCTATACAGTAACTGTTGGTTCTGGTGGGGCTGGTAGTAGTACATCTGGCGTTAATGGAACAAGTGGTAGTAACTCATTATTTGGTGCTATAGCAACCGCAATTGGCGGCGGTGGCGGCGCAACATACACTACTGCAACAGGCTCTTCTGGCGGTTCTGGAGGCGGAGGTTCGGGTACAAATTCAGGCACAAATAACCCCGGAGGCGCAGGAACTTCTGGTCAAGGCAATACTGGCGGCAATGGATATGTCTCATCATTAAGAGTTGGTGGCGGTGGCGGTGGCGCAGGTGCGGTAGGTGCATCTACTATTACAGATGGTGTTGCGGGTGCTGGAGGTGCTGGCCTTGCATCAACCATTACTGGATCATCAGTAAACTACGCTGGTGGTGGCGGAGGCGGGACTAACTCTGGGGGTTCTGCCGCTGCGGGTGGTTTAGGTGGCGGCGGTTCTGGCGGTTACACCTCTGGTAATGCTGTAAGTGGCACAACAAACACAGGCGGTGGTGGCGGCGGCGGCGGTGGTGGCGGCACTACTAATGGTGCATCAGGTGGGTCTGGCATAGTTGTTGTTGCATATATTGGCACTGTTGCAAGAGCCACAGGCGGCACAATCACAATCACTGGCGGTTACGTTATTCACACATTCACATCAAGCGGGACGTATACAGCATAAGAATGAATAAGGATAAAAGATGTCATTAACACAAATTTCAGGGGCAATGATTGCAAATGGTTCATTCTCTGCATCATCACTTGCTAATAATTCAATTACGGCTTCTCAACTTGCTAATCCATTAACTAATATAACTTTAGCAAATACCGCTATTTCAAATGTATATGAAACTGTTAACGTTTCTGCTTCCGCTGCGACTGGTACTATCAATTATAACATATTGAATCAAGCAGTTCTCTATTATACCGCAAACTCCACTGCAAACTTTACATTAAATTTTGTCGGTAATACGACAACAACGCTTAACTCTACATTAGGTGTTGGACAATCTACAACAGTTGCTTTCCTGAATACTAATGGTGCAACAGCATACTTCAGCAATACAGCAAACGTTGATGGTGTAATCACAACAATTAAATGGCAAGGTGGTTCTGCACCAACAAATGGTAATGCAAACTCAGTAGACTTTTACACATACAGTATTGTTAAAACTGGATCTGCTGCGTATTCTGTATTTGCTTCGCAAACTCAATTTAAATAATCATGCCTATAATATCAACATTAGGTGCTGCTTCGTCTAAGGGTTATGGGTTTACCGCAGCAGGTAAGTCATCATTCAATGTAACATATCTCTTGGTCGGTGGTGGTGGTGGCGGTTCCAATGGTGGTGGTGGCGGTGGTGCGGGTGGTTTTTTAACAGGCACGATTTCCATTAAACCTGGTACCACGTATACTATCACAGTTGGTGATGGAGGAGCGCAAAACGTCAGAGGTGCAAATACTATTTTTTCATCTTTAACGGCATTTGGTGGTGGATCTGGTGGTGCAAGAGGTGGTGCGACTGTTGATGGTGGTTCAGGTGGTGGTGGAAACTCTGTAGGTTCGGGTGGGTACGGTACTGCTGGTCAAGGTAACGATGGCGGCTATGGATACAATCCCGGTACTGGTGGTGGAGGAGGTGGTTCTAGTAGTGCAGGAGGAAATGGTAATTTTGCTGCGGCGGGTGGTACAGGAACTTCATCATCAATAACAGGAACATCTGTTACTTATGCTGGTGGTGGTGGAGGTGGTAGTTTTTACTCCTCTGGTGGTACTGGTGGTGGAGCAGGTTCTGCTGGCGGTGGCAACGGCGGCGATTATTACGGTTACAACGGAACAAGCGCATCGACAAATACTGGAAGTGGTGGTGGTGGTAGTGCTGGTGCTACAGGTGGTTCTGGTGGCTCAGGCGTGGTTATTCTGTCAATACCCACTACATATTATTCTGGAACTTACACGGGAACTTTAGCAGCAACATATCCAAAAGTAGTTGGATCAAATACTGTTCTGTTCTGGACTAGTGGTACTGGAACTTATACAGCATAAGAATGAATATTATCGCTGAAACTCCGCCTAACTAAATATTAGACACATCTAACTAAATATTAGATAGAGTTTTTTCTTATAGGAACACCAAAATGGCGGGATATTCCAATATTTTCATTAATCAAAACGAAACGTTTATTACACAATTAACGTTGACAGATTCCAATGGAAATCCTTATAATCTTACTACTTTTAGTATAGCAAGTTCTGCAAGACGTTCATATTTTTCAGCAAATACCACAATTAATTTTGTTGTGTCTGTTATTGATGCAAATAATGGTATTATTCAATTATCTGCAAATTCTGCAACTACTGCCAATATTGTATCAATTAGCGGTGCAAATATGGTATATGATGTTTTGTTAAAAAATCCTGCTTCTAATAATATCACTAGAGTTTTAGAAGGACAAGTGATAGTTAATCCGGGTGTAACTTATTACACTGCTGTATAATGGTCACAGTAACAGTCAATCCAGTTAGTTCCATCGATGTACGTACCAATCAATCTCAATTTCATCAAATTCTAGTGCCAATGCTGCAACATCTAATGCTGTATTACAGGCAATTGCTACCGCATTGGCATTCGCTATAGCTCTGGGATAAATATAACTATAGGAGAAATCATATGGCCACAATTTCAAACAGAACAGATTTTACTAATTATTGTCTAAGACGCCTTGGTGCGCCTGTTATTAATATTAACGTTGATGATGATCAAGTGCAGGATCGTATTGATGATGCGCTGCAATACTGGCAAGATTATCACTTTGATGGTCTACAAAAAGTTTATTATATCCACGCAATTACTGGTTCTCAAATAGTTGCAACTGCAGATATTTCAACGAACTTTGCTAATTCATCTACAATAGTTGGTGCTACATCAGGTGCAACAGGGAAAATAACAGGTTTTTCAGGAAATAACAATACGTTTATTCAACTTACTGGTGTGTCCCCGAGTGCAGTTTTTATTCCTGGTGAAACATTAAATTATTACTCAGCAAATGGTAATATATACAATACAACAGCCAACGTCTCTAGTTTTACTATTGGTGACGTTGACGCTAGATACTTAAATTTGAGTCCTACTTATACCGTTGATTCTGCTGGTAATTCACTTGACATCATTGGTGTAACCAGAATATTTCCAGTGACTGATTCACAAGCATCTATCAATATGTTCGATTTGAGATATCAATTGCGTTTGAATGAGTTATATGACTTCACAAGTGCCTCCTACATCAACTATACGCTCACACAGCAGCATTTAAGATCACTTGAACTAATGTTTACGGGTGAAGTCCCTATTCGCTTTCAGAGACACATGCAGCGTCTCTATATCGATTGGGCTTGGGGTGAAACTGAAGCTCCTGTTGGTCAAATTTGTATTGCCGAATGTTATGCATTGATAAATCCAGATGTTTATAATGCTGTATGGAATGATCGTTGGTTAAAAGAATATGCAACCGCTTTAATTAAGAGGACATGGGGTAACAACATTGCCAAGTTTGATAATCTTCAATTACCAGGTGGAGTAACATTAAACGGATCTAAAATTCAAGAGGAAGCGGTTACTGAAATCGAAAGACTTGAAAAAGAAATGGAAAATAATTACGGCGCGCCTTTGGAATGGTATATGAACTGATGTAATGGCTAACACTACATATAACAGAAGTATCAGACAACTTACAATTGCTTTTGGTAGTTTATTCAATAACATAACGTTAGTAAGATACAACCCAGATCAATCAGAACAAGAAAGATTCATTGTTCCGATTGGTTATTCATCAAAAGAACGATATGTAATGCGTCTACAAAGTGATCCAGATTTGGATAAAAAGGTTCAAATCACACTTCCAAGATTTTCATATGAAATGAATAATATGTCATATGATTCAACAAGAAAACAAAATACCAGCAATAGAACTTATTATAATAGTAATTCTGGTGTTAATGGTCAGTATAATCCTGTTCCATATGATTTTGATTTTTCTTTGTATCTCTATACCAGAAACATAGAAGATGGAAATCAAATAATTGAACACATCACTTCATACTTTACACCCGATTTCACTATAAAAGTTGATATGGTACCTTTAATGGGTATCGTAAAAGAAATACCTATCATATTAAATTCTATTGATTATGAAGTAGATTATGAAGGTGACAGAGAAAATGAAACTAGATATGTTATATGGACATTAAAATTTAAAGTTAAAGGGTATATCTTTGGTGGTATAGCTAATAAAATAGGTTTGATTAAAACATCTATTACTAATCTATATCAAAGTGTTCCTAATAATGACGTTGTTGTTTTCAATGTAACACCAGGAGGTAAGGGAAACTATCGTCCAGGTGAAATCGTTTATCAGGGTTATTCGGTAGAAACTGCTATAGCATTAGCAAAAGTTATTTCTTGGGATGCAATTCGATCAAATCTGTCTGTTATAAATATAATAGGTAATTTTGTTTCTTCTCAGCCATTGATTGGTTCAGTAACAAATTCCAATTACATATTTAATTCTTATGATTTTTCGCCAGTAAAATACTCACAAATCGTTGTTACACCAATGGCAACCGATTCTAATGCAAATAATATATTTGTTGCTACAACTACAATATTTGAAACTCCTAATAGTAATTCGACAATTGTAGTAACAAGAGATTTCTCAGGTGACTTGAATATTCAAATTGGTAGAGATGATCTAGGAATAGAACAGAATAACATATTAGATTTGGAAATTTAAGGTATCAAATGTCAAGAGTCATACAATTCAAAAGGGCAGCAAATACGGTAGTAGCAAATACTACTGGAGCCGATGGCGAGTTGATTATTGATATATCGAGTTATGCATTAACAGTACATGATGGTTATACATTAGGTGGAACTCGTTTAGCAACAGAAACATTTGTTTCAAGAATTTCAGCAGCAAACGTTGCAAATGCTGCATACTATGCATCAAATACTGCTAACTTGGCATTATTGACTGCTCAGAGTGCATATGCTTTTGCCAATACAGTTAATGCATATGCATACAGTTCTAATACTTTTTTACAAGCAAACGATGCTGTAATTTGGACTTATGCTAATTCTGCATATTCCGTTGCGAATATTGCTTCTGCTAATATTGCATTATTAATAAACGTTAATAATACTCAAAACACAAGTATTAATGCAGCATTTACACAAGCAAATTCAGCAAATATTTTGGCTCAGGCTGCTTATAATGCTGCGAATGCTGCTGGTTCTTCTACATTCACTCAAGCAGCTTTTGATAAAGCTAACTCAGCTAATATACTTGCTCAGTCTGCATATGCTTTTGCCAATACAGTTAATGTATTTACTCAATCAGCATTTACTCAAGCGAATTCTGCCAACGTATTATCACAATCTACATATGCTTTTGCTAATACAGTAAACACATATTCATATTCTGCTTATAGTGTTGCTAATTCGGCACAATCCAATACAGTAATAACTCAAGGCGTTGATTCTACACAAAATACTTGGATTAGTTCAAATTCAGCATTTACCCAATCAGCATTTAATAAAGCAAACTCTGCAAATATACTAGCACAAGGTGCTTTTGACTTTGCCAACACAGTTAATGTATTTTCTTATTCAGCATATAGTCAGGCGAATACAGCAAATACTAATGCACAGACTGCATACATATTAGCAAATACTGCTTATACAATAGCACAATCTGCATATGCATTTGCAAATACGATTGCTGGTGGTAGTTCAAATGATGGTTATGCCAGACAGACTGCTAATGCTGCTTTTGATAAAGCGAACTCAGCAAACGTACTGGCACAGGCAGCATTTAATAAAGCAAATACGGCAACTAGTCTGACTGGATTATTAGCAAACTCGGTTATCTTTGCAAACAGCACAGGATACACTTCTAACGTATCTGCGTTATCATTCACGACTTCAAACAATACTTTAATTGTTGCGAACATTACAGTACCGACAATATATACAACTTCTGGTGGTATTGTATTTCCTGATGGAACATCACAGACTACTGCTGGTGTTGCTACAGATGCATATGCTAGGACGACTGCAAATGCAGCATATATACAAGCAAATACAGCAAATCTAATTGCCAATACTGCCGCAGCAAATATATCTGTAATATTTGGTATTGACGCAACACAAAATACGAATATACAATCAGCATGGAATCAAGCAAACGCATCATCAATACTCGCAGCGAATTCTTATAATTATTCGAATACAATTAATGTTGTTGCTCAAAATGCTTATACTCAAGCAAATGCATCTAATGTTCTAGCACAATCTGCTTACAATCAAGCAAATGCAGAACCAATAGGAACTGGCGCTTTTACTCAAGCAAACACCAATTCTGCAAATATTTCAGTATTGTTTTCGGTCAATAACACACAAAATGTAAGTATTGCTTCTGCTTTTGATAAAGCAAATTCTGCGAATATATTAGCACAAGCAGCATTTAATAAAGCAAATACTGGCGGTTCAGGAGGAACAACTTTAATTACTTTTAGTCCATATGTCGATTATGGTTGGATCGGTATGACTGTAAGTACCGTACAATATGATTATGGTTCTCTATAAATACTATCATATCTAATCTAGGAATACAATGTCAGCAAATAATTCACTAATAGTTCAAGTCAGACGAGGTACGACTGCTCAAACAGCATCGTATACTGGTCCATTGGCTGAATTGATTGTAGACACAGATCAAAAATTAATATCAGTACAAGACGGTGTTACTGCTGGCGGTAATTATCTCGCACCATTATCCTTTGCTCAGGCGGCATTTGTTGCAGCCAATTCTACAGTTATTGGTTCCGCTGCGGCATTTACTCAAGCAAACTCAGCAAACGTTCTAGCGCAATCTGCATTTAATAAAGCAAATACAGCAAACTCAATAGCACAAGGTGCTTATGATTTAGCAAATACAGTAAACACATATTCATATTCAGCAAATACATTTTTACAGGCAAATGATGCTTTAGTATTATCTACATCCAAATCATATACCGATACTGCAAATACATTTCTACAGGCAAATGATGCTTTAGTATTATCTACATCAAAATCATATACTGATACTGCTAATACTGGATTAAAGTCTTATAGTGATGCAACTTATTTTAGTAAACAAGGTGGTACTGTATCAGGTAACGTCATAATTCAACAAAATTTAACTGTACAAGGCAACGTATCCTTTACAGGTAACGTAATATCCTATCAAGTCTCTGGTAATACTGGTCAATTCTTTGGTTATTCAAGTAATGGTTTTAATGCATTATATGCAGGTATTCCAACAGGTTATTTTGTTGACCCTCAATTAATAACACAGTTCACCGCTAATTATAATGGTTATGCTGGTGTTAATCATCAAAATATTAACTCTGGTGCAAATTCTTCATCTGACGTTTTCCTAACATCGGATAATGGCACCTTAATGGATGGTTTTCTTGATTTAGGTTTAGGTAGTAGTACTTACGCTTATCCAGGTTATACATTACTTGGCCCAAACGATGGATATTTAAACGTAACTGGAAATACATCAACTGGCGGTGGTAAATTAGTACTATCTACTGGTTATTTGAATGATATAGTTTTTGCGGTAAATGGTCAAAATATTGGTAATGATTTGATGCGTGTTTCTGCATCGAACAATAATATATTGATTTATCCTAATGTACCTAGTGTTAATACAACGAGTGGTTCTTTAGTTGTTACTGGTGGTGTTGGAATTTCTGGTAATGTATACGCATCAGGAATTTATGATAATGGTATTGAATTGGGTAATTATGCAAATACTATCAATGCCTATGCATATTCTGCCAATACCTTCTTACAAGCAAATGATGCCGTAATATATCAATATGCAGTTTCAGCATTCAATCAAGCAAACTCTGCGAATATATTAGCACAGGCATCTTATACATACGCTAACACACTAGCATCAGCATCTGGTTACACAGCAAACTCTGTCATCTTTGCTAATACGACAGGTTACTTATCCAACACAATCAGGTTATCTTATTATACATCAAATAATACCTTAGTGAGTGCAAATGCCAACGTTTCCACATCACTTTTTGTTGCTTACGGACCTTCAAAGGGTCTTGTCGATATTGCCAAAATCGCTTTGGCTCAATCCTTTATTGTATAAATAATAACATGCCAATAAACTATCTAAATTACATTTCAAACAATATAACAGCAAATACTGTTGTTTATACACCAAATACTACTAATGTTCAAGCAACAATAGTCGGTATGATCATATGCAACAACACAGCAAATACTGCGATTGCTAACGTAAAAATAATTTCCTCAACAACTTCAGCAAATATTATATCAAACTTATCCATTCCTGCTGGTCTCAGTCTTAACGTTGTTGACGCCAGTAAAATTATAGTTCAGCAGAATAATTCAATTGCAGTGACTTCATCACAATCAGTAGATGTTGTAATTTCATCAATTGAGGTAAGTTAATATGAGTTTTATAGGTCAACAACTACCCGATCAATCTATTTTATTAAATATTACAGCATCTACGACTGGTGTTGGTACGGTATTAAATACGACAGGTTTTGCATCTTTCACAGTACAAATATCAAATTCAAATACATCAAACTTATGGTCAGGTATCATTATACTAGAAGGTAGTAATGATAACGTAAATTGGACACCATTATTAGTAGAAAAAATAAATGAATTGTCGTTACAAACACAAATTGATACTGTTGGTTTATATTCAGTAAGATCGGATACGTTATTCATTCGTTATAATATACAAAATATTACCAATTCTTGTAATATTATTATAACAGGTAATTCAATTACTGCTAGTTCACCAGTAGATAAAGTCGCTTTAGCGATGGACGAATCTAATAATACCCCGTTGAATGTCAAATTGCAACTGCAGAACTCAGGTATTAAACAAGATGCATCAGGTGCGTTTATTCTGTCGGATGCACCAACTGCAATTACTACTGTTCAACTTGCTACTGGTGGTCAAACAATTATTGATACCACAGGGTATCAGACCATACACCTAACCACCAACTCAACTTTTGCTGCTACCGGCGGTGTGCAATTCGGTAATGATGGTATAACATTTACACAAGGTCCATTTCAGACGGCACAGGGGGCGTTGAGTACCACACTTACTGGACCTACATCTTATGTTATACCAGTAACAGGTAGATATGCCAGAATAATCGCCACTGCTCAAGGCCAATTTACATATTATTTAAGAAATGCCGCTGCACAGTTTACAGGCCAAAACCTAATAGGTATCAACGGAGCAGGAATATCCGCTACGACTGCTCAATTGGGTATGAACGTTGTTCAGGTTGGTGGTACTGCTACTGTCACAGGTGGTCTTGCTGGTACTTTGGGTGTTGGTAGTTCTGCTGCGGTGGGTGCTACCCCGACATCTAACCCATTATTAGCGGGTGCGGTTGATCCAACTGGATTGACAAGAAGAATTGGCTCAACGATGTTAGGCGATTTAACCATATCTAACAGAACAATACCAACAAGTAATGCTGCATTAGGTTCAGCAACAACAGGTAATGCACCGATTGCTACTGGTGGTTTCAATAATCAAGTATCCATTAGTGTTCAAGATACGTCTGTATATGAAGGTCTATCTCAAATTGAAATTTTAGGTCTTATTCTACAAGAAATGAAGATCATGAACCAGCAATTGTATGAATTACCACGTATTATGGCTGCTCAAATGAATGGGTACAGCAGTGCAGCAATTAATCCGCAACCGTATTTGGGTGACGAACCGACACAGATGAGAAATGATGCTTCTCTGTTTATTAACCAGCAGTAAATTTAGAAGTTTTATAAATATAAATAACTAACACACATAATAGTGTATTTAATTCTAAGGAGTTTTACAAAATGCTTATTCAAAACCAGGTCGGTCCAGTAGCGACTACCACATCAATTTCAGCAGGTTTACAATCACCTGCTCGTGCCGGTCAATTGGGTGACACCATTGTATCAGAACTGCATGGTCGTTATTACGAAACTGCATATCGCCGTAACTTATTTTTAGCAACATCACCTGCGGCTTCTGTTACTTCTGCTGGTATCGTTGCTTCGGCTGCGGCTTATACAGGCTTAGTATTGTATAATCCTGTAGGTAACTCGAACAACTTGGTACTGAACAAAGTTGGTTTGTCATTTCCGGTTACACCTGCTGCGGCTATCACTTATGGTTTAACAACTCTTGGTGTTGTTTCTGCTGTAGCAACAACTACTGCGGCAACGACTCGTAACTTGTTTCTTGGTGGTTCTGCTCCAACTGCACTGGCGTATTCTGTTGCTACCATTACATATTCGACTGCTGCATTACCTGCACACATTTTAGGTACTGTTGGTACTGGTGCTATTACTGTTTTTGGTCAAATTCAAGGTATGTACGATTTAGAAGGTAGTTTGGTTATTCCTCCAGGTTATGCTGCTTCGATCTACACATCAACTGCGTCTAACACGGCAGGTTTCTGGGGTTCGTTCCAGTGGGAAGAAGTGCCGATCTGATTATAGACGGTCACTCTTTATCGAGAAAGCACCTTCGGGTGCTTTTTTTGTTGCGTATAAATAGTTGATAAACAAACGGAAACATAATGGCAACTTCTCAATACTTTTCTAACTATTCCGCTAAAAACGAACAACGTGTGATAGAGGATATTATTATTGAATCTATTAAAATTCAAGGTTTTGATGCATATTATTTACCTAACGATAATGACGCGGCTCGGGATTTATTATTTGGTGAAGATCCAATTAAGAAATTTAAAACAGCGTTTACGCTAGAAATGTATTTGTCAAATGCGACCGAGTACATGGGTGAAAAAGAATTCTTTTCAAAATTTGGTCTTGAAATTAAAAATAACATTAATGTTATTGTTTCAAAAAGATCATTTACAGAGCGTGTTCCTCAAAATACATTTACACGACCACGTGAAGGTGATTTGATTTATGTACCTTTTCTAAATGGTACAGGTGAATTGTTTGAAATTAAATTCACAAATCAAAATAAAGATATGGCTATGCTTGGAAGAAAAGTCCCTTACTTTTATGAATTGGAACTTGAAAAATTCAAGTATTCACAAGAAGTCATTTCTACTGGTATACCCGATATTGATGCAGTTGTTACTGATTCTGCTTACACATTAAATCTTAATGTTTCTGCAAACGGAACTGGTAATTACACAACAACAGAAATTGTTTTCCAGTCAAACGATTCTACATTGGCTAATGCGTTTACATCTGCTACAGTTCAATCATGGTATGCACCTTCATTGTTATTAACTGTAACGAATATATATGGACAATTTACAGATAACATTACTATTATTGGTGCGTCAAGTAACGCACATTACACATTAGCTACGTTTGATCCATTACAAAACCCTGCGATTAAAGAGAATTATGATAATCTGTATATTTCTAATTCGGCAAATATTATTATAGATACATCTGAAACTAATCCATTTGGTAATATTTGATGGCTAATACATTCTATAACAGAAGCATAAGAAAACTTATTTTAGGATTTGGTAATTTATTTAATAATATTACCATGATTCGTTATGATCAAAATAATCTAGAGCAAGAAAGATTTATTGTACCAATTGCATATGCTTCAAAAGAAAGATATGTTATGAGAATTCAAGATGATCCCGACTTAGACAAAAAAGTTCAATTAACTTTACCTAGAATGTCTTTTGAATTAAACGGTATGAGTTATGATGCATCCCGTAAACAAAATACTAATACTAAAAATTTTGGACAAAATTCTACTACTGGAACAATTTCTTCTCAGTATAATCCTGTACCATATAATTTTGATTTCTCATTGTACTTATATGTTAGAAATATAGAAGATGGTATACAAATTATTGAACACATATTACCTTACTTTACTCCTGATTATACAATTAAATTAAATATGATACCAGAATTAGGTGTCATTAAAGAAATACCCGTTGTTTTTAATTCAGTTGATTATAATGTAGAATATGAAGGTGGTAGAGAAAATGATACCAGATTGATTATTTGGACATTAAATTTTACAGTAAAAGGATATATATTTGGTGGTGAAACAAATAATATTGGTCTAATTGAAACAGCCATTACCAATGTTTATAATATGTCAACATTTGGTACAGTTGCATTTAATGTTTATAATAATGGTGTAGGTAATTATCAGATGGGTGAAACTGTTTATCAGGGAAATAAAAATAATCCTATAGCATCAGGAAAAGTCGTTGCTTGGAATCACACACAATTACAACCTAATTCTGTGTTGGTATTAAATAATATTACTGGTAATTTTGTTTCAACCGCAAATATTGTAGGTACCATTACTAATGCACAATATACATTTAACAGTTATAGTGTGAATCCTACTCAGTTGGCTAAGGTCGTAGTCACACCTAATCCAATTACTGCCAATGCAAATAGTGCATACACATACACTACAACGATAACCGAAACACCTAGAGTATAATGATGACAAAATTTGATAAAAATATATGTACCATTTATAAATCTGTAAATAAAATAAATGGTAAATGTTATATTGGATTTGACTCAAATTGGCCTAGAAGATTAAAACAACACAAAGAAAAATACAAAAAAGAAAATAGAAAATTTTATGATGCCATTAAAAAATATGGTTGGAATAATTTTGA